CCCTACATTTAATAAAAATAACAACTATACCCTTGTTACCTGGAAAAACATGTCTACTGGAGACACTGCAGTTCCCCATGCTGTGCTAGCAAAACACGTAGATCCATCTGTACAGTTTGAGGGTGTTTTTGCTGGCGGTACAATTGCTACTATGTCCGGTTCAATGTCTAACGTAGCTTATAGCCCTTGTCTAAACTCTACTCGTGCAAATGTAAGTGCTACTGCTAACTCACTAGCTGAAATTGCTACTTCCTCCCCTTTCTACAAACCCTCAGTTACTAACGGTACAGGGGATTCTATTACTATTAACTTAATTTACTGGGTGAGATAGTGAGTAAACAACCTCGTGACGACGCTAACTATCCTATACCTGTATTAGGTTATAAATATAACGGCGGTCAACAAATAGGTTTAGGACCAAATACACTAAGCGCACGTTTATCATCTAGCGTGCGCGTAGTATCATTATATGCAACTGCTGATTGTTTCTTTGAAGTATGCGATGATAGTGGTAGTGCTAATACTAGCTCATCGCATTTTCTACCTGCTGGTATATATTTAGACGTAGCACTAGGCTCTGATAATAATGCAGCTCTTACACGTAAATATATAGCTGTTACATCTGATAATGCAGGTACGCTGTATATTAGTGAGCGTATTTAAATGGCGCTATATACTTCTCTTAGATTAGCAATTAGTCAGGCTGGGTATAGAATCTCTAAATCTATTGAACAATCATTAGACTTTTTACTAACTCAAACAGAAGATTTTATAGTAACTCAAGACGAGAGAAATATCGTATTTTCACACCTAGTAATATATAGTGATATATTAACTCAAGATGATTTCAGCATAGTTACGCAAAATAATAGACAGATAAAGGCAATATCTTAATGGCAAACGTAAAAATCACAGCACTAGAGCATCAATCAAGCAGTTTATTAGGGCCTGGTGATGTATTCATACTAGATGATGTAACGCGTCTAGTCACTAAGAAGTTAACAGTAGCTAACTTATCTACGTATACTGCTACTGTTATAGGTAACGCTCATATAGTTAACTCTAACGTAATTTCCTATTTTAATAATTTAAAAGTTTCTATAGGAGTTGTAGATTCGAACGTTAATTCTATAGCTGGCATAGTAACAACTAATATAAATACAGTAAGTTCTAATATTGATGTAGCTACCACAGCTATTTCAACTGTTAACTCTAACTTAGTCTCTAACGTGTCAAGCCTAAATAGTGCTATTTCAACTGTTAACGCTAACTTAGTCTCTAATGTATCAACACTAACAACTGCTATAAACACTGTTAACTCTAACTTAGTCTCTAACGTGTCAAGCCTAAATAGTGCTATTTCAACTGTTAACGCTAACTTAGTCTCTAATGTATCAACACTAACAACTGCTATAAACACTGTTAACTCTAATGTTATTGCTTTGATTAATAGAGTAATAACTGTTACTGATAGTAATAATATCAGTATAAATGCAGATATGACCGATATAGTATATCAGTTAAATACACAAGCAACTGGTACATTAACTATAAATGCTCCTACAGGATCTATATTTAATGGGCAAAAACTAGTGATTAAGATAAAGTCGGCAAATACACAAACATTTTCATGGAATGCTGTATATTCTGGTTCTACAGATCTAGCATTACCTACTAATTCTACAGGCAATTCTAAAATAGATTATACTGGTTTTATATATGATACTACAACTAGTAAATGGCATATATTAGCTAAAAACTTTGGATTCTAATAAGGTATTTATATGATTAAAATTGAATTTGAAAAACAACATACTAATGGTAGTACCTTTAGAGACGCTATTGTTTTAACTGAACAAGAAATTCAAAAACTTACTTCTGACGATATTGAGGCCTTAAAATTAGCTAGATTTAATAATTGGATTGAGCAAATTAACGTAACGGATACAATAAATGGCTAATAGATATTGGGTAGGCGGTACAGGTACTTGGGATACTACTACAACAGCTAATTGGTCAGCAACATCTGGTGGTGCTGGGGGCGCCTCTACTCCCACTTATGCAGACAGTGTATTTTTTAATTCAGCCTCAAATGCTTCTGCGTATACTGTTACTATGAATAATGGGTTTACGGGTACCGGTACTATTTCAGGTACAGTGCTAACTATTACAGCTGTGACTACGGGTGCATTAGCAGTAGGCAATAGCATATCTTCTAGTAATTTACCTGGTACTACTACTTACATTTCAGGCGGAACTTATATTACTAGCTTAGGTACTGGTACAGGTGGGATAGGTACCTATAATCTTAATATTTCACAAACTACAGCCTCAACTACCATTATAGCAGGACCAACATGTCTTGATATCACTATAGCTGGACCAGCAAGTGGTGCTATTACTCTTTCGGGGGCAGCAGCTACTATTACTAGTATATACGGTAGTATGACATTACCAGCTACTAATTTAACATGGTCTGCAACATCTATAATTTTATTTTGCGCTAATACTACTGGTAAAACTATAACTACTAATGGTGTAACTATTTTAGGAGGAACCACTTCCTATATAGCCTTTGACGGTGTCGGGGGTGGGTGGACATTAGGTAGTGCATTAACTGCAAACATAAATAGTACTAGCTCTTTAAGAATTGTAACTGGGATATTTGATACTGGCAACTTTAATATAACGTTAACAAATGGCGCACTTTATTCTTCTGGTACTACTACTAGAACTATAAATCTAGGATCATCTACTATTACCACTAGTAATGCTACTACAGCTGCAGATTTTACTACTACTACGGGATTAACATTTAATGCAGGTACCTCTACTTTTGTTACTAGCGCTAGTAGCCCTGTACTTTATACTGGGGGCTTAACTTTTTATAATGTTCTTTTTAGTTCTAGTAATGCCAACGGAACAGTAACTATATCAGGTGCTAGTACTTATAATAACTTAACTATGACTTCATCTGTATCTAATTTTATGCGCATATTACTATTATCAGGTAATCAAATTATAAATGGTACGCTAACATTAGGAGCATCAAATAATGCAACTACACGTTTAACTGTAGGAAGCACAATTATTGGCGTACAACGTACAATAACTTTAAACGGAACACTAGCCACGCTGAGTGACGTTGATTTTAGAGATATTAAAGTGGGCGGTACAGCCACAGTACCCTGGACTGGTACTAGATTAGGTAATTGTCACGGCAATGATGAAACCACTATAACTTTTTCAGCTGGTGTAAATAAATATTGGAACCTATCCGGTGGTGGATCTTGGACTTCTGTTGGATGGGCTACTTCATCAGGTGGTACCCCAGCTACTAATAATTTTCCGCTAGCACAAGATACAATTATAATTACGGATAGCAGTCCAACTGCTGGAAGTCAGATTACTTTTACAGGTCCTTTTAATATAGGTAACTTAGATTTATCGGGTAGGACTATAGCATTAACACTAAGTAATGGAATTTATACACCGACACTATATGAAGACCTAACACTTTCATCTGCTGTAACAATAAGTGGGACAGGTAATATAAGATTTTATGGACAGAAAGCTAATCAGCGTATTACTAGTGCTGGTTGTACATGGACATCACCAGTTGTTATGGCTACTAATACTGCGATAGGTATTACATTGGTAGATTCATTTACAACAAGTTCTACCTCAACATTTACCTTGACACAGGGCATACTTAATTTAAATAATAACATTTTAACAGCCGGGTTATTTGTTAGTAGTAACCTTAACACTCGTGCTATTAATTTTGGTACAGGCAATATAGTAGTGACTGGTACAGGCACCGTATGGGCCTTTAATACCACTACGGGGTTAACAACAACAGGTACACAAATAGTAAATGTTACTAATGCTACCTCCACTGCAGTATCAGTAGTTACGGGATTTTTAACAGAAGCTAATGCTATATCTTTTAATTTTACTGCTGGAACGTATAATTTAACATTTCTTGCAGTTAATGGACACAATGCTAAAAATATAAATTTTACTGGGTTTAGTGGTATATGGGCTGCAACTAATAATGTTAGCGTATATGGTAACCTTACATTATCACCTACTATGACACTGTCTGCTAGTACAAACACAATTACTTTTGCATCAACTACAACAGATAAAACTATAACTACTAATGGACAGATCCTAGATTTTCCAATAAATTTCAATGGCAGTGGGGGTTCTTGGGTTTTACAAGATTCCCTTACTATAGGTAGTACTCGTCAAATTACCCTTGCAAATGGTACACTAAATCTCAATAGCAAAACTATAACAGTAGGTACTGGTATTGTAACTGCAACTGGTACTAAAAATATAATGTTTAATGGTGGCACTATTGTATGTCCTGCCTCTAGTGCTACAGCTTTTAACAATGCTGTGCCGACAGGATTTAGTACCACTGCAGGTTCTGCAAATGGTGTCATATCCATGACAGGAGCAACAGCTAAAACTTTTGTAGGAGGTAGCTCAAACTATGCTGCCAAATTAAGTCAAGATGGGCTAGGAGCTCTTACTATTACTGGTAGCAATACTTTTACTGATATAATTAATACAGTACAACCAACTTCTATTTTATTTACTGCAGCTACTACTACAACAGTATATCAATTTTCTGTACAAGGTACGGCTAGTAATTTGCTTACTATAAGTAGCGTTACCGCCGCTCAATATACTTTAAGTAAAGCAAGTGACACAGTAATTCTATCTAATTGCTCAATTAGTTATTCAAAAGCTACTGGGGGAGCTACTTGGACAGCGCCTGCTAATAAAGGTAATATAGATGCAGGTAATAATACAGGCTGGAATTTTGCTGCGATACTATCTGCTATTGGTAACTTTTTTGCATTTTTTTAAGCTATAAAATAGTTACTACCAAATACTAGTTGCTAATTGTTTAATTTTATGCTAGTATTGAATCTCCTAAAATACTCAATGTTAAAACATTATTATTGGACATAGCAAACTTTTTATACTTAATTTAAACTACTATATAAGGATCAATTATGGAACCAACAAGAGAACTCGACCAGATACGATCAGAGTTAAATAGACTACATGATCGTACAACTGCTACTAAACTTGATGTAACTGCGTTACAAGCTACCACAGAGCAGCGTTTTGAACACATACTTACTTGTTTAGAAGCCATGAAGCATGATATGGAATCTCTTAACGCATCTATATCAAGTTTACAAACTCTTGCTACTGAAGGACAAACATCTCTTAAAACTCTACTTTGGCTAGGTGGAGTAGTCGCAGGTGTTACGGCGTTTTTTATTATGCTATATGATTTATTTCCAAAATGAGTACTGATTTTTTTAAAGTTCCTATAGAAAAACTCCTTCAACGCTTACCAAATCCAGTAGAGTTTAACGAAGGTCAAATGGCCATGGTTAATGGCCTTAATGAAAAACGTTTTTGGGTACACATAGCCGGTCGTCGTACAGGTAAGTCTTATGCAGCAGCTATTCTTGCCTTTGCCAAATTATTAGAACCTGGTCAACAAGTTATGGTTGTTGCACCAAACTTCTCTCTGTCATCTATTATTTGGGACTATGTTACAGACTTAATTAAACTCATGGGTATTGAGACTGCTACATATAATCAAAAAGATAAAGTAGTAAAGCTTATAAACGGTTCCATCTTTAGACTACTTAGCGCTAACAACAGAGATTCTCTAGTTGGTCGTGCTGCTAATCTGCTTATAATCGACGAAGCTGCAATTATCCCTACAGACGAATACTATATACGAGACCTTCGTCCTGCTCTTTCTACCTTCAAAGATTCTCGTTGTTTATGGATTTCTACTCCTCGCGGTAAAGGTAATTATCTTTATGATTACTACCTACGTGGACAAGATGAAGAATATGAAGACTGGGGCTCTGCTATCTATACTTGGCGTTCTAATCCTAGACTGTCAGAAAAAGACGTTATGGAAGCTAAGCGTTCGATGACGCGTGCGATGTTCCTACAAGAATATGAGTGTGAGTGGACTACTACAGAATCTCAAATCTATGAGTCTCTAAGTGAAGAGAAACATATAGGCGACTATCAAACTAAAAAATTTGTAGAAGTTATTGCGGGACTTGACGTAGGATACCGTGATGAAAACGTGTTTGTAGTTATAGGATATGATGGAGAAAGGTACTATCTAGTAGATGAGTATGTATCTAGAGAGTCTACAACGTCTGAACTAGCCGCAGTTATACAAGAAAAAGTAGATGAGTGGCGAATAGATACTATATATATTGATAGTGCTGCACAACAAGTTAAAGCTGACTTTGCTTATGACTATGATATATATTGTGAAAACGCTATTAAATCAGTAAATGATGGTATAAACTTTATCCAAACTCTAGTAGAGCAAGATAAACTTTATTTTGATACTGAAGGCGGGTCTCACGCATTTCGCGCTATGGCTGCTTATAAATGGAATCCATCAACAGATATTCCTAAACCTGTTCATGATTGGGCTAGCCACCCCTGTGACGCTATACGCTATGCGATATACACACATCATAAAATGAGTAATATTTCTATCTATGGATAATATTAAAATTATAAATTGGACAGACTAACAAACTCAGTTATAATGGTAAGAACATGACAGAATTAAAACGACTTCCTCTTAAGTATATAAGAGACTATATTAAAAAAGATTATAAACTACGTGATTGCTGCTATATATGCAATACAACAGATACTCTTGAGTTACACCACTTATATAGTGTAAGTGAGCTATTTAATGCTTGGTGCGTAAAACAAGGTATCAGAGCTATAAATACCGAAGAAGAAATACTAAACTATAGAGTGTTATTTGCTAAAGACTGCGAAGAACCTCTATCTCATAGTAATCTATTTACGCTCTGTGGCAAGCATCATAAACAACTTCATAATATTTATGGTCAACGATATTCAAACAGCATGGCTCCCAAAATACGTAATTGGTTAGAGCTTCAAAAGGTAAAGAATGGCAGTTAAAGAAACATCAGCTTGGAGACAGTGGATAGCAGAGAAGTTAAACCCTGCTCAGCCATCTATGGCTTCTCTGGAGCCTTATGCTACACCAGAAACTATTGTAGACTATGAACAAGCCTACCGCGAAATAGAAATAATACATCGCGCTATTGAGATGATAATTAGTGCTTGTGTAGAAGTACCTTTACTAATAGAAGGTAGTGGCCCAGCTAAAAAACTAAATAAGCTACTTAATATCAAAGCAAACCCTTTTGAGGATCGCGTGCGTTTATTTAGACGCGCGTTTTTAGATTTTCATCTAGATGGTAATGCTTTCTTCTACTATGATGGTGAGTATCTATATGTACTTCCTGCTAATGATGTAGAAGTAGTACCAGACCCTAAGACGTTTGTATCTCACTATAACTACTTAGTTTCTAACCAAAGCTCTTCCGATTACTTTGGATATTCTAAGCAAACTCGTAAGTCTTCTGCAATACGCTTTGAAGCACACGAGATAATTCATGTTATAAATGAGAATGAGCACTCAATCTTTAGAGGAACTTCTAAGCTTAAACCGCTACTACGCCTAATAGAACTTTATTACTATATGATAAACTTCCAACGTCAGTTCTTTAAGAATAACGCTCTTCCAGGATTCGTTCTTACTACTGATAATATCTTATCTAAACGAGTTAAGGAACGACTACTTGAGGCTTGGCGCTCTACTTATACTACCATATTTGATGGTGCTCGTAATCCGGCTATTCTAGATGGTGGACTCAAAATTGACAAGTTTTCTACAGTTAGCTTTGGTGAACTAGATTTTGAAAACTCTATTGAGCGCATCCAGCAAGATATGGCTAAAGCACTAGGAGTACCATATGTACTACTTAAATCTGGTAATAATGCTAACATAGACGCTAACCAAAAACTATTTTATTTACAAACAGTTTTACCTATACTAAACCAATTCTGTAGTGCGTTTACACACTACTTTAATACAAACGTATCTATACGTCCTGATAGACTAGCTATCCCCGCACTACAGCCAGAAAATAAAACTCAAGCTATTTATTACTCTACTTTAGTGAATACCGGCTTAATTACTCCAAATGAGGCTCGTGAAGGTTTAAGATTGGCCAAACTTGAAGGACTTGATACAATAAGAATACCACAGAATATTACAGGTAGCGCAACAGACGCTACTCAGGGTGGTAGACCAGCAGAGGATTCGTCCCCTGCTACAAGCGAGGAAATAACTAATGAGCAATAAAACATTTTATTTAAATAGTTCTTTCGAAGCTAAAGCCCTTTCTAAAGGCTCCAAATCTCTAAAAATTGCTGGGTATGCTAATACTACTACTAAAGACCGTGCTGGTGACATTGTTACTGCTGAAGCATGGGCTAAAGGCGTAGAAAACTTTAGACAAAATCCTGTTATGCTATATCAGCATAAGCACGATTGCCCAATTGGCCGTTTTAATCAGATTACAGTCGATAAAAAGGGTATTTATGTTGAAGGCACTGTAAGTGAAGCAGCAGAGAAAAATCACGGAATTCATACTCTAATCAAAGACGGAGCTCTAAAGAGTTTCAGCGTCGGTTTCAGAGTATTAGACGGAAAGTACAATAGCAAAGATGATACAATGCTAATTACTGACGTAGAACTTCTAGAAATATCTGTTGTTAGCGTACCTTGTAATCAAGAATCTCTATTTAGTTTACGTAAGAGCTTTGACTCCCCAGAGGATTATTCCTCATTTGTTAAGTCTTTTGCCATTGCCACTGAATCAGAAGTAAAAATGATGCAAGGTATTAAAGCGGGTATAACTGATATCTGCGACGGTCATTATCATACTATTGAGATTGATGATAATGGTATGGGCGTAACTACTTACGCTTCTCATATGGCTAATCACGCACACCGCATTATTAATGGTATAGTTCAGGAGGCTGATAGTCATACGCACTGTATAACAATGGTAGGTGTTCCTGTCATTAATCCAGAAGATGGTGATATGGTAAGCGACAGACCTCTTTCACCTTCTGAAAATGAAGTAATTGGTAGTAAATCAGAGACTTCATATGAAGAAAAAGCTATAGCAGATACTATAGTAAAAGCTATTGACGATACTACTGAAGAAGTAGAAGACGAAGAGGAAGCGGCGTTTCTAGACCCAAATGAACGTATACCTTTTATTAATCTACTATCAGCAGAGACAGATAGAATAAAAGCAGGAGACCTTGTAAATTATAAAGAAAAAATCTACAAGGTTACCGAGGTACCAACTGCCCAAAGCCCAATCTTTAAATTTTTAGAAGTTGACGCAAACGGTGAACCCTGTGATAATACTCTTAATGTGAATGCAGAAGAAATTTCACAACTGAAAAAATCTAACAAAACTATAAGTGAAGACAAGGCATCAGTTAATACTAAGCCAGAACTGCTTCACGAAGATTCAACAAAGGAGAACGACAAAATGGCTGAACAAGTCGTAGAAACAATCGACCTTAGCTCTGCTAAAGCAACTCAGGTTGAGGTTAAAAAAGACGTAGCTTCCGCAAGCGTCTCAGCGCCTAGAGTTGCTGATCTAGTTGAAAAAACTGGTGAAGCTATTCTTAAGGAAGCTGATAATCAAGATAAATTTGGTGCTTATAAGTCAGCAGCAACCGAAGAGCTTTCAGAATTAAAATCACAAATCGCAAAGTACCGTGATGAGATCAAGGCTATGCAAAACAGCAAAATGCTATACGCAGAGAACTCTCGCTCTTCATCACAGTTCTCAGAAAAAGAAATGGCTAACGCTGTTCTTCTTTCTAAAATGCTAAACAAGCGTGACGTATTCGACACAAAGTACGGTTCCCGTATGAAGGCTGTCACTACTGTTGATATGTTCCTTGCTAACTTCTCTTCCAATATATATACAGAAATGGAAACACAGCTAACTATAGCTGCAATGTTTAACCGTATCCCTGTAGACGCTAAAACTTTCCGCGTACCAGTTGCAGACGAAGATACTGATGGTGATGTAGCAATGTTCAAGTCTGGTACTTTTGCTACAGGCATTGCTGACCTAACTAACGTACCAACATCTAACCAAAATCAAATTGCATCTGTAGACTTTACTCCACACAAGTTTATGGCTACTACTCACCTAGCAAAAGATGAAGAAGAAGATACAGTTCTTCCTCTACTAGACTTTCTGCGCGCAGCAGCTACTCGTCGCCTAGCTCGTGCTATTGACAAATCCGTTCTACGTGGTACTGGTGCTTTAACAGGATTTACAGCATCCCCAACTAACTCAGTAGGTCCAGGTAGCGCTACAGGTTATGCATCTGTTATTACTGGTGTTACTAAGCTAGCAGCTTCTGCAAGCCTTACAACTGCTACTGGTAGTTCTACTACAAAGGCTGATCCGTCTAATATCGCTGCAGCACGTACTGCAATGGGTAAATATGGTCTACAGCTAGGTAATGACCTAGTTTATGTAACTTCTATTGAAGGATACAATAACTTAGTAACTACTTCTGATTTCCGTACAGTTGATAAGTTTGGTCCAAACGCTACTTATCTAACTGGTTCCGTAGGTGCAGTATACGGTATT